GTGAGGTACGTGTTTTTGTCTATGCTGTATACTCTGTCGAACGTTATACTCGTGGGGGTTTGTGCAAATCTATACTTTTCCGCGTCATCCAGAAATGCGTATTCGACGAGCAGACCCGCGTTCAGCGAAACATTGTCCGGGAGATTCCCGTTAGTCGGCAGGTTCACGAGAGAACTGAGAGTTTTAAACGTAAAATCTACATACACGTTTATATTGGTGCCCAAACTGTATGCGGGGATGAACTGCTGCTTCGAAGTCGTGTTTTTGCAGCAAAAAAACTTTAGAGGGATGAACAATTCGTGCGCTTCGTTAGTGCGCAGTTCCTCGCCTCTTTTTACAAGTTTGCTTATCCCGGCGTACTTAGAATCCGGACAGAACAGCTTGTCGTCGATATCCAGCCACAGGCCCTCGGTCGTTTGGACCTGCGTGTCACCTATACGTAATACGGTGGCTGCCAGGATATTGTAACCTATCGTATCTTTCCACGTGCCATAAATGGAGTATTTTTTAGTTAGCTCGTCTATTGTATCTAGTGGGTTTAGTTTGAGCTGTGGGAGCACTACCCTCAAAACCATAGAGCCGATGAGATCGCCGCGTTTTGTAACGGTAATCGTGTTCTTGGTGCCAAAACGAACGGTCGTCGAAAATTTCTCTTCCATCTGCTCGACGGCGAAGTTCGTATACCTTTTATACGCGCGCTTGAACAAACTCATCTCTGGGTTGTAGGTCAAATACACGTCTTGGGGACCTCTCGAGAGGAGCTGAACAAATGTCCCATCGCTGGCCGTGCCAGTTCCTCTATCGCCAACGGGGATGATACCCTCCTCTACTTTTTCAATTTTTTGAGGGATATTGACGGTTCCGGACGGGGGCGTGTACAGAAAATCAAAGCTCATTTCAGTCGGAGACAACGTGGTGTTTGGAAAACATTTCTTAGTCATCCCGACCTCCCCTGGCTTTGCGAACCTGATATACTCTTCGTCGTATATCTTTGTGCCATCCCTTGATGAATACATCAGCTACTCTACTATTAATATTTATTTTAAACTAATATCACGTCGTAATAAAATAATATAGTATGATATATCAAATGGACAAGCTAGACGAATTGGAGAAAAAATACTCTCTTCCCATTCCCCAGCCGCTGCAGAATAACTTCCTCAACAACACGACCAGCTGGTGCAGGCTGAACCCGATTGGCTGCGGTCGCCAGGCTATGGTAGAGACACTTTTTTTGATAATGACATACTCCGCGGTGATCTTCCTCGTAGGAGGCGCCGTACCAACCATCGCAAATCTCATCAAATTCAGCGTTATTTTCCTCATCATGAATATCGCAGCAAGGATGGTGTCGGATTCTTTCTCAGATAAACTTGCGATTGCCGCGTTGTCCGGGCTGGGGCTTAAGGTGGCCAGCATGCTCGCTCCAAAAATTGTGGGTTGGTGATTGTCCCTAGTATATACATGTATGAAACGTGCGTTTGTCGATACAACAGGTCCTTGTATCGACAAATGATATTTACATGGTATTATGAATTTCTCTTGGCCAACAAAGCATTGAAATCTTTACCCTTGGCCCCACCGTCGTACGACCAAGCATACCCACGAGATACCATCAGTTCGTTTACCGAAATAACTGACGAATCTATATACAACTTACCGAGAACCCTTCCGTATTTCTCATATGTATCGGCTGGTAATGTCTTCACTACGACATTGCTTGCAGTTCCTACCAACTGCTTAAGATATTCCTTCGCTTCTAACCCGAGTTTCTTCTCGTGCAAATCAGTAGTTCTAGACTCGGGACAGTCGATTCCAGAAAGCCTGATTCGTTTGTTCGTGGAGATGTCAAACCCTAGGTCAATTGCCACGTCAATCGTGTCACCATCGATCACTTCGATCACTTTTACTTTATATTCGTACATCTATAACGGAGATATATTATTAATCCCTTTTTAGCTTCCCCTTTGTTTTTGTGTTAGTATTCTTCTTATTGTTTTTTATCTTGATAATACCATTGTCCACGAGTTTCTTTTGGTATTCTTGCAGAGAAGTTCTGAAATTCATCGGACGAAACGTTTCACACTTCCTAGCCCGTATCAGTTTCATTGCTTCGATGTAACCAATTTTCTTGATCGTCATCAGATACGCCGCAACGACCGTCGAGCTTCTGTTCTGCCCAGCGCGACAATGTACTAGGACGTTCCCGTTATAACGAGTGACGTCGCGGATAGCCACGCTCGAAATCCCAAAGTACTTGACCATCTTGCTGGCATCGGCCGCGTCGTCGTACACAGGAACCCTGAGCATCGGAATATCGGAGGACCTGGGGATGTCCGCCGAGCAATTCACTACGAACTTTATGTTATTTTTGCGGAGAAAATCCTTGTCCGCCGCGGTAGCCTCAGAGCCTATCCAAACATGGTTCGTAATCTTCTTAGGCTTATAGTATAACAATCCTTTCCACTCTATCAAGTCCTTGGCGGGCGCGGGGTACACGCATTTTGACGTCATGTATTTAATGTAATCATTTATTATTTTTACAAGTAAAATATCTAAAGAACGTCGGTCTCCCAAGTGCGACCATATCGCGTAATAACTTTACCATCTCTAAACGCAACTAACGCTTGGTTAATCCCGCTCTTATATGCTTTAGAAAGTCCTTTTGATTTTAAATATATCACAGCATCTGTTTGACTCGCATGTTCCTTCTCAAGGACCCCATCAATATATGATAAACATCTCGACCGAGAAGTTTTCTTTTCGTAAAACTTCCCATTGTTATGAGCGTCTATTCCATTATCCCCCGCCGTGCCAATACGGAGGTTGTGTGGCCGAAAATCCTGTTTGTTGTCGTCTTTATGGAGCACCAACTCGTCCGTCTTTTTGTTATTATATTCGTCCGGAAAAAACGCCGAAAATGCGAGGACATGACAACCCAAAATTTTACCATTAACACAAACTATAGGATAGCCATCGCCATCTAGACCAAGACGATCATCAGAGAGAACATTTTCCCCATACTTTGTGATGTATTTAACACGGCTCATATTAGAGATCTCCCATCGCCCCATCTTATTGTCTTTAGATACAATGACTTGCTTCCATATTTCCCCATGGTCATTTGGGTATTCTTTATAAGTAAAACCATGCTGTTTTCTCATAGCATACTGACTGATCATCCCCGACGTATATTTTCGACCGAATGGGTTCTTATCATTTTCCAAATGTGCTACCCAGTCTTTAACGGTCTTCTCGTCTCCATTTTTGACGATGACAAACGCAGACTTGTAAGTGTTTGGCACTATTCTGTTATTTTTCTGACCCGACTGACATAGCCAGCGAATGTTTTCTAGCACATCATTATTAGGATCTCTATCAATATGGTCTGCGGTATGAGATAATATAGGAGGTGGGCCATAAAACGTTGACAATAAAGCACGGCCGATATTTATTTTACGTAATTTCCCATCGTTGTCGCTCACCACGCATCTGTTATATTTACCTTTCTTATATTTACTCATAAAGTTTCCTGATTTCTTATTTACGACATTTCCGGAAGTGTCTATGTTATATTTGTCAAATATGATATGAGTTCCATCAACGAAATAATAGTTGAGCGTTTTTTCTGTCATCCTGATATAAGCAGGAATAATTTACTTAAATATAGAAAAGTGTCGATATGAGGCGCCCTAAATCAAATGACATTTCTTTGGTGCCATATTTACTATTTACTATAATCAAATATTTTTTTAAATATGCGCATATTTGTGTAATAAAAAATAACTTAATAGAATAAGACACGAACATCACAATGGCGTTCACTGATATCATCGAGCTTCCTTCCGATGTCGTCGCCCCCCGCTCTACCAAGCCAGTTTCTGCGCCCAAGCCAGTTTCGTTTACCAAGACAACCCCCGAGCCCCGGAAGAAGGCCAGTATTTTCCTTGGTATCCCTTGCTACGCGTGTATGATGACCAACTCTTTCGCAGCTAGTCTGATCTCCCTGCAGGCTTTGTGTGCCCAGCGCGGTGTACAGATCTACATGGACTTTGTCGGTAACGAGTCTCTGATCGAGCGTGCCAGGAACATCCTCGTGAAGAGGTTCCTCCAACAGCCTCAGTTCACTCACATGATGTTCATTGACGCGGACATTGGTTTCAACCCCGAGTCCGTCCTCCGTCTGGTGGAGTTTGACAAGGACTGCGCCAGCGCCGTCTACCCCAAGAAGAGCATCAACTGGGAGCTCGTAAAGGAAAAAGTTGCCAAGGGAGCCCCTGAGGACATTCGCCAGATGGGCCTGGATTTCAACATCAACCTGATTTCCAACGACCCCCACATCAACGGGTTCGTCAAGGTTCTGGATGTTGCCACCGGATTCCTTATGATGAAGCGTGAGATGATCGAGAGGATGTATGAACACTACAAAGAGGAACTCTTCGCTGTCAATGACATACAGGGCCAGAACGTGGCAGACTACATTGCTATTTTTGCATGCAGCATTGATAAGAAGACCAAGAGGTTCCTGTCAGAGGACTATGCGTTCTGCCGCAGGTGGCAAGAGATGGGCGGTGACGTGTGGGCCGATATCACTACCCCACTCAGCCATACGGGTACTCACGTATTCTCAGGTAATATTCTGGAGCGCATCACGCTTGGTTAAATATTTGTCTGTATGAAATATCAGTTTGTCAATACAAGAAGCTTGTTGACAAATCGTATATAATAACTTAAAATAATAACATCTATATAATATAGCACAATGAGCGCACCCCGTGTAATCATCGCGATCATCACCGAGGGGCGTGGAGATATGGCACTTCAAGCGTGCGTGTCTATTCTGAACCTCCAGATGGGCCTCATGACTTCTCCCAACGGGTTCCAGGCCGACCTAAGGTTCTACAAGTCGAACAACGAGGCTCTCTCTGCTCTCTACCAAGAGAAGGACTTCAAGGCAGTATACATCATCAACTTCTCTACGGGCGTCCCTGGAGATTTTGCCCTGAAAGCGTGGAATTCCGATAAGGACGTCGTAATCGGTATTCACCCCCTACCCACGATCGACTGGGACCGCGTAAAGGAGAACATTGCGAATACCGCCGAATCTCTCCAGAACACCGGAGCCGTGTATAACCTCTCTCTCGGAGGAATTCCCGACGAAAATGGCTATGCCAAGATCAAGAGCATCAAAGCAGCTGATGTGATGTTGGTCAAGAGAGAGGCACTTGATGCCATTGTCAAAGCCAACCCCGCGGTAGTAACGAAAGATGGAAAGCACACTTCGTTGTTCCTAGATGGGGTGTATGATGGCGTATACCTTACCGGTGTCGAAAGGTTCGTCAAACTGTATGGCAAGACCATGTTCGGAGATACAGCACGCGCCGTGAACAAATGCGGTCCTCAAGAGTATATTGGCATCGTAGGAAACAGGTCTCAGATCAGGTAAGGGTAATATATAAATGTATATGTTTTATGAAAATACAGTTTGTCGATACAAAGATATTACATCATGTCGACATATCTATGTTCATTGTTATTTGAAATAACAGTATCTGCCTCTGCGATGGAGTGTATTGGTTATATAACCGAACATAATCTGGTTTCAGTTTAAATATTTTATATGTTATTGTATAATGACCGCCAAGTATAAAGTAAATTTGTTGAAGTACGCTGGTTTAAATTACGACACAAAAACAATGATCATACCTGGAAATATTACAGCAGATGTAATAAACGCTTCCGATTTCGTTGGGAATGTTAAAATACTATTACCACCAGTTGGAGATATAGATATTGTAGGAAACGTGGTAGGTAATACAGTCGAATCAGGGAATATAACAGCAACTAATTTGTTCATAGGAAATGGTGCTTTATTAACCAATATTATAAAACCTTCTGGTACAATACCCTTTGCTGAAATACCCGTTGACATCATGGGAAATGTAATCGGGACATTTGCAGATGTGGAAAACGCGATAGCAACAATCGGCAACATTGCAAACGTTCGCTTTGAAAATGGCAATGTTACAATCCCAGGTGCGTTGAATGTAGGGACTTTCGCTGGTAATGTAGAGGGTAATTACGCAAACGTGGCAAACCTGGTAGCAACAACCGGTCTCATTTCCAACGTTCGTCTTGTAAGTGGGAATGTTACAGTTCCAGGCGCGTGGTCGGCGGGGACTTTCGCTGGAAATGTAGAGGGTAATTACGCCAACGTGGCAAACCTGGTAGCAACAATTGGAAATATTTCCAGAGTCCACTTGGAAAATGGAAATGTATCAACCACTGGAACTATAACTTCTTCCGCGCTTTTTGTTGGAAATGTAGAGGGTAATTACGCCAACGTGGTCAACCTGACAGCAACAACTGGCAACATTTCTAGAGTCCACTTTGAAAATGGCAATGTTACAGTCCCAGGGACATTGTCTTCAAGTTCTTTCGCTGGAAATGTAGAGGGTAATCACGCCAACGTGTCCAACCTGGCAGCAACAATTAGCCTCGTTGCCAACGTTCGCTTTGAAAATGGCAATGTTACAATCCCCGGCGCGTTGACTGTAGGGACTTTCGCTGGTAATGCAGAGGGTAATTACGCCAACGTGGCAAACCTGGTAGCAACAACCGGCAGCATTGCCAACGTTAGCCTTGAAAATGGAAATATAATGTCTACTCGGACTGTAACTTCTGCTCTTTTTGTTGGGAATGTCCTTGCCTCCTCTGGCAACATTGCCAATGTCCGCTTTGAAAATGGAAATGTATCAACAGTCGGTGTTGTGACGGCAAATACATTCATAGGAAATATACTTTCTGTTCAGGGTAACATTGCCAATGTGACCCTATCAAATCAGAATGCCATTGTATCTGGTAATATTGTCTCAGGATTATTTGTTGGCGATGCTTCTCGGGTGACCGATATTAAAGTAGATTATTCTGGAACTACACACAAAATTACTTTGTTGGGAAATGTAAGAAGGGGGTCATATGCAAACGTGTCAAATGTCGTGGCAACAATTGGAAACATCGCCAACGTGCGTTTCAGCAATGGCAACATCTCAACAACCGGTAACATATCAGGAAATTTCTTTACGGGCAGTGCTGCAGGACTCACAAACCTAAGCCTCCAAAGCTTCCCAAATATTGCCGGAACCATACAGTCAGTTGACATCCTTGGGAATGTTGTAGGTTCCTATGCTAATGTTTCAAATGTATTTACGGACAACTCGGTGATAAGTGGGAATGTAGAAGCCCAATATCTGATAGGAAATGGGCATAATTTAACCCTTAGGGGTCTGACCATAAAACCAAGAGCTACTGTGGCAGACGCAAACGCGAGATTGGCGCTTGTTGGAATACCAAGTGGTACATATACACTGCAGACAGACAAAAGACAGCCATACGTTCTCGTATCACAACCCCCAAGTTTCTCTAACAACTGGATAGAATTTGCTAGTCTTGGCGATGTGACATCTGTTTTTGGAAGAGTAGGGTTCGTTACCGCAAGACCAAGGGACTACTCTGACTCTTTCATAAAATTATCTTCAAATATAGGCACAGTTATTCGAAATATTGGTTATGTTTCGGATGCCCTGAGTTATTTAAACACCTCAAAGGCAAATGTAGTGAATGGAAACATATCTGCAAATTTCTTCCTAGGGAATGTTATCTCAACTGGAAATATCACCGCAAATAAGTTTATAGGGAATGGTGCAGGGATTACAAACCTTCCAGATGACCTCGAAGGTACTGTTCAAAGCATTGACGTCAGAGGAAATGTCATAGGGCCATATGCCAACGTGTCAAATGTCATTGCAACATTTGGAAACATTGCCAACGTGCGTTTCAGCAATGGCAACATCTCGACGACCGGTAACATATCTGCAGGACTCTTTGTGGGAAATGGCGCAGGACTTACAAATCTGCAATTTCCAAATATTACAGGTACTGTTCAAAGCTTTGACACCAGAGGCAATGTCATAGGGTCATATGCCAATGTGTCAAATATCATCGCAACGTTTGGAAACATTGCTAGTGTGATATTTGAAAATGGCAACGTATCTATACCTGGGGCTCTGACTGCAGGAATCTTCTCAGGTAATCTAATTGGGTCATTTGCCAATGTATCAAACGTCATAGCAACGTTTGGAAACATTGCCAATGTGAGATTTGAAAATGGTAATGTATCTATACCCGGGGCTCTGTCAGGAATCTTCTCAGGTAATCTAATTGGGTCATTTGCAAATGTATCAAACGTCATAGCAACCCTTGGAAACATTGGCAATGTGAGATTTGTAAATGGGAACGCATCTACGACGGGGACTGTGTCTGCAGAAAACTTTGTTGGAAATCTATCCGGGACATCCGCCAATGTGTCCAACGTGCGGATAGCAGCAGGAAATGTAACCGCAAGTTTTTTCTT